TGCGTCTCGTGAGACGCGCAAGGGTGGGAAAAGGAGGCCCCCGACGCCCTCACGCCGGGGGCCAGTTGCGCTCGAGCATGTGGGAGGAGGTGCCATGCGAGCGTCGTGCTGGGAATTTTAGCCTATGCGGCGCGGTTGGCAAGGGCTGGGGGTGGGGGGGGGCTTTCGGTGTCTGTCAGCTTGCACCAGAGCCAGGGCGGGGATCCTTCGCCGGGGGCGGGGGGGGTCTTCGCCCCAGGCCCTGAGCCTCGGCCTGCGGTGGCCGAGCGTCGTGCCCGCGCAACCAGAAGGCACAGATGCTCCGATAATGTGTATTATGTAATACGCTTTACCCGTTACAGGTTGCGCACGACATGGCAGCATCAACCGCAGGAAGATGCCATGCGCCCAGCGCAACGCAACAGGCCGCCCGAAGGCGGCCCGTGAGGTATCTGGATACCGCGCTCGTCTCGCGCGCCCTGCGGCGTCGGCCCCGGTGCGCCGGGCAGTGGATCACAGCGCCTCGCCCCTCGCCCTGCGGCGCTCGCGCTCCAGCACCACACGCTTCGACAGCAGGTCAGACGCCAGCCACAGCTCGTGGCCGACCTGAGCCAGCGCGTCGATGTCCTCCTCGCCGATCATGCCGAAGCGCCCTTCGCGGCTCTCGATCAACTCGGTCGCCAACCGCGTCAGCTTCACGCCCTGCGTCTCATCGGCGACCGTGACCAGCACGCTGCCGCCGACCAGCGCCACGCTGACCTCCAGCTCCACCTTCATGCTGTCCCCCAGCTCCTTCCACTTCGCCATCACGCGCCCTCCTGCGCCAGTTCAATTGCCATCTGCAACACCATGCTCTGCACCTCGCCCACGGCCTCCAGCCGCAGGCTGGCAGGCACGCGCTTCAGGTACTCCTCCGCCGCTGCCTCGAGCATGCCCGCGACGTACGCCTGGGCCCACTCGTTGCCATCCGCGCTGTCCATCTCCTCCGACACGAGGTCGTAGCCCATGTCGTACTCGTTCAGTGCCTGCTCCAACTGCTCGACGCGCGTCTCGCTGACCTCGGCCATCCTTCAGCCCTCCATCGGCTTGATCGTGACCACCGTCGCCTCGGTGGCCTTCATGTACGGCTCCAGGGCGTCATCGCCCATCGCCTCCTTCAGCGCCTTCGTGTCCAGCGCCGTGCGCTTCACGGTCGCCACGCGCACCTCGTTGTACCTGCCAACGCGATCTGCCTCCGGCAGCTCCGCGCACACCTTCTTCAGCTCCGCCTCCTCCTCTTGCAGCACCTTGATCCTCTGCCGCACGAGCGCCAGCCTGTCTGCCGGATGGTTCAGTCCGTCGTCCATCATCTCTCTCCTCCACTGCCCGCCCGCGCTCCCGCGCGGTGCTTCGTCAGCGCCTGCCTGATCCGCCCCTCGTAGAGGTCGCACCCGTACAGCCGCGTCATCATCCCGCCGTTGGCGTGCCGCCAGAGCTGCACGGGTTCGCCCGCCCGCTTGTTCAGCTTCGCCGCTTCGCGGCGCATCCAGCCCGGCGCGTTCGGCACGTCCAGCTTGCGCCACACGAGCACGCCATCGCCCCTCACCTCGATCCTCTCCCTGATGTCGTCATCCGTGATCGGCATGATGCTCTCCTGACCTGTGAACCTCTTCCTATTCTACGCCACGCACCACCACTTCGCCACTGGTGTCCCACCACCTCTCACTCTCTATAGAAGGTGGTGGTGGGAAAGGTGGGAACCCCCCTGTGTGATGGTGCCGAAGGCGCACCACCACCACCCCGCCCGCTGCGCGGCGGGGATGGATGGTGAGCGCCACATCCGGCATGTTGCGAACTGGTGGACATCACTCCCCACCGCCATTGCCGCGCCCCTGCGGGGCTGGCGCACGCTCCACCAGCATGCCCTTGGTCCGCTCTGCGGCATCCCGCAGGCCGGGGACCACGCGGCCTTCAATCTCGGCCAGCACGTCGCGGATGTGGTCGCACTCTCCGCACGTGCAGTCGTGGCAGTGCATGCGGCCCCGCAGCGCCACCACCGCCTTGTCGAGCAGCGCCAGAGTTTCCCCGCGCTTGCGACCGCTCTCCTCCAGCGCGGCGATGGCTGCATCCCGCTCCGCCTCCACGGCTTCGACCTTGGCCTCGGCCTTCAACTGCGCCTCGTAGGCTTCCTGCGCCTGACCCGCTGCGGCGAGGGCATCAAGCGCGGCTTCGCGGGCCTTGGCCTCGGCGGCTTCGGCGCGGCGAAGCATGTCTGCCATTGCGTCACTTGTGGCAGGGATACGGTTTCGCAGTTTGACCTCTGACTGGAAGAAATCCCGCTCGTTCTGTGCCTCATCCCGCTCCCGCTCCAAGGCTTCGATGCGTTCCTTTGCCAGCGTGACGGTGTTGGCCTTTACATAGTGGCCTTCCTCTTCAAGCATGGCCCAAAGGTTATCCAGCCGCTTCACCAGATCGTCGGTCGTGGGCGCGGGCGTGTCGAGGGCGGCGACGTGATCGGCCAGCGGCGCAACGCTGCCCGTCGCCTCGTAGGCCCGCAGGGCGGCCACGCCATCGAATGACATCAGGTGGCGGCGCGCCCGCTCGACGAGATCATCCGCCTGCGGCGCAGGGGCGGTCGTCACCGCAGGCACGGCGGCGATTGCTTTCTCGTAGCGCCGCTTGGCCATCTGCAACTGCAAGGGCCCGAAGTCTTGCCCATGCGCCACCTTGTCGATGGCGTCAAAGACGGCGGCCAGTGCGTCCCCGCGCCGGATCGTGTCGTCCTCGTTGGTCATTGCACCCCCCAGTATCCGCTGGCCACCTGCTCGGCGGTTTCGACCCCGTCGATCAGGCTCGCCTTCATGTCATCCTGCACAATGCGGTTGCACAGCGTGCGGACGCGCTCGCTTCGCAGCCCCAGCGCCGCCGCCGTCTTCGCCGCGCCGTAGCGCGTACGCATGGCCAGCACAGCCAGCAGCTCGTCGTCGTCCTGCCGCGTCTTGATCACTGCGCTCACTTCAGTGCCTCCGCGCCATACAGCGCAATCAGGGCCGCCTCGGCGCGGCCATCATCCTTCGCACGCGCGAACAGGCTGGCCACGGCAGGGAAACGCTCCATCGCCACCTTGCGCGCCGCGCCCTTGTCGGCGCTCAGGCCGAAGTGCGCCTTCCACTTGGCGGGCGTGACCCAGCGGAGCTGGTGCTCAGTGGCAGCCACAGCCATCTCCAACGCGCCGAGCTGCTGGCCGAAGCGAAACATGCTGCTGACGCCCTGACCGGGCCGCGCGCCCACCTTCTCGATCCAGACGGTCGCGGGCTCGCCTGCCGTGTGCAGCAGCTCCAGCACCGCGTGGCAGTTCAGCTCCACCTTGCCCTTCTGGCCGGGCACGGTCGGCATGTCGTGGACGTAGAGCTTCCGCTCCACCGGGTAGAACTCGGCGATGGCTCCGCTGAAGCCAGGGTCGATCCCGAAGGAGATCATTGCAGCACCAGGTCGTTGGGCTGCACCAGCCCGCGCGTGGCTTGGTAGATCGCCCGCATCTGCTCCACGCTCGGCGTGCGCGTGCCGTTCAGCCAGCGGCGTACGGTGTTGTCGGCGACGCCGAGGTCTTCGGCAAACTGCGCCGCCCTCCTATCGGTCGCGTCGAGGTAATCTCTCAGCTTCATCATCTGCTCCAGTGTCCAGGGACAGCCAATGCCGTCCAGCGTGTGCCAGCATGGTAGGAGTAGAGGCCTAAAAGAGCAACCGCAGCGGTGTGGAAAAAATACCGCATCGGTTCATTTTTCTGTTGAACACCTCGCAGAGATATGGGAATGTCTTCTTACCGAAGCGGTTCGCCTCGGTAGCTCTTTCCCTCCCCTCTCGGAGGCGCGTAACGGCGGAAACGGACACCTCCACAACGGCGCGGACGCGCTGGCCCGATGGTCGCAATCCAATGCGTGAAGGGCGAGCCCGCAAGGGGGAACGAGGGACGGCAAGAGAGTTGAACAATTCGTGCAGCCCTGCGGGGCTGCATCTGTGGTTCAACAGAGGAGACTGACAGATGGCCACGAAGATCGACTTCTACTCGGTTCACGCGGACGAGATCGAAGCTGGCGTGTTCACCGTGAACGCCAAGGGCATCGACGGCACATGGTTCCAGCACGAAGGGCCAAAGCACTTCGCCTTCTTCACCGAGGCGCAGGCAACCGCGCTCGTGTGGAAAGTACGCGCCGCTGGCGAGATCAACGAGGCGCGCTGGGTGTCTGGTGGCACGGGATACGGCACCTTCCAGCATGAGATGGCCCAGATCGAAGCCGAGCGCTTCGACGCCTGACGCATCGGTGTCTGGCCCCGCGTGGGCCAGCATCCCATGCGCCAACAGAGGAGACGCGCCATGCCTGAGTATAGTGACTACATTCGCTGCCGCCGCGACGAGCGCGAGCTGGTCGCCAACAAGCAGGTTGCCTTCGGGTTTAACGACGCCAAGGGCCGCGAGATCGGCTACAGCGTCCTGATCGACCGCGAGCTGTGGGTCGCCGACGGCGCATCATACAGCCTCTGGAAGCCGGGTTTCGTCGGTCGCCCGATCTGGGTCGTGATGCCAAGCGCCATGCGCGACGGAACGAGCTACGGCGCAACCCCGAATGCGAAAGTCTGCCTGACCGAAGAGGAGGCACTGGAGAAGGCCGATGCGATGATCGCGGCCTACCGCAAGAAGATGGCGAAGCAGTTCGCATGACCCTCGAGCAGCACTTCAACGAGCTGGGCGTCATCGCGCGCCCAGCCGCCCCGACACCAAAACCGCCAACAGATCGGCCCGACGGCCCCGCCAACGCATGGCGCGGCGTCTGGTACGCCGACGGCAACATCCCGCACTGAGGAGGAGACAGCGATGACCAACTACCGCACGCCCACCGCTGAAACGTACGACGCACTCGACCGCGCCTTCAATCACTTCAATGGCGAGCTGTTCCAGCACCGCCTGCCCGCCTGCCTGATCACGCTGCAGCGCAAGCGCGGCGCGCGCGGCTACTTCTGGGCCGAGCAGTTCCAGCACCGCGAGGATGGCGACCGCACGCACGAGATCGCCATGAACCCCGAGAGCATGGGCCGCACGGTCCCCGAGGTGTTGTCCACGCTGGTGCATGAGATGACGCACCTCGAGCAGCAGGAGTTCGGCCAGCCCGGCAAGGGCGGCTTCCATAACCGCGAGTGGGTCGGCCTCATGGAGCGGATCGGCCTGATCCCCACCGCCACGGGCGAGCTGGGCGGGCCGCAGACGGGCCGCAAGGTCACGCACGTCATCGAGGAGGGCGGCCTGTTCGAGCAGAGCTGTCGGCGGCTGCTGGACAGCAGCTACGCCCTGCCGTGGTTCACGGAGAAGGCAGAGAGCGCGGCCAGCGCCAAGAAGAAAGACCTGTCGAAGGTCAAGTTCCAGTGTCCGTGCTGCGACGCGAAGGCGTGGGCCAAGCTCGGGTCGAACTTGATGTGCGGCGAGTGCAGCGAACACATGGTCGGAGAGGAGTGAGACATGGCCAGCACACAGAAGATCGAGGTCATCCGCGACACCCGCGAAGAGGTCGAAGCTTGGTGGGCCGACTACAAGGTCCGCGCGTGGGGCTACGACCCCAGCGGGCGCATCGTGCAGCGCGACGACGGCAAGTGGGCCTTCGTGGGTTCCCAGTACACGAGCTGCGACTGAGGGGCGGGATGCGTGAGATTGACCTTCAAGGCGCGCAGCAACTGTGGCGGCGCGTCGTCCTTCAGGCGGTGCGCGATGCGCTCGTCCTGACCCTGCCCGCCAAAGACCCCGCCGTGAAGCGCGACCGCCGAGAGGCGCGGGCGTGGATTGAGCGCGGCGGCAAGGACTTCCAAGAGGTTTGCACCCTGGCGGGCTTTGAGCCCGACGTGGTGCGCGATTGGTGGCTGTCGATCCGCGACACGCCACAGAAGATTGAAGCCGCAGCGCGCCGCATGCGCGATGCCAACTACGGACCCAGCGCATTCGGGGAGATTGCCCATGACTGAAGAGGAACCGACGAAGCTCGACGAGGAGATCGGTGGCGCGTTGCGCGACTGGCATGACTTCGAGAGCACGCCGCGCAAGATCATCGCGCGGCGCATCGCCACGCAGCGCATGCACCAGAACGAGGCGGCGGCCATGCGCGCCGCCAAGGCCCTGCTCGACGAGGGCGTCATCTCCATTCTGACCAGGATGACGTACAGCGCCCTCGGTCGGCCCACCATCACCTACATCGCGGAGCGCGTGAAATGACTGACCTGATCGAGCGGATCGCCGAAGTGGCATTCGTGGTCTTCCTGTTCGCCATACTACCCACCATCGTCCTGAGCTTGTGAGGAGAAAACCATGCTCAACACCATCACGTCCCTGTTCAAGCCCCGCGCCGTGGCCGCGCCGCCCGCCCCGCAGATCAACGACACGCCCGACCTCCACCTCGCGGGGCGCGGCAAGAGCCACGGCAAGATCGCCCAGATGGCCGTCGAAGTCGTCAAGGCGGGCGGCGTCTGGTCGGCCAAGGAGCTGGTCGAATACCTCCTCGGCGCGAACGACAAGAAGGCCGCCGACTACGTCAGCATCTACTTGCAGGTCGCCTGGAAGCGCGGCGAAGTGGCGCGCGGCGAGGTGCACCAGCGCCCCGGCCAGGGCCGCCCGTCGGTCGTCCGCTACGCCGCCGACTGGAGGGTGCTGTGACCCTGAGCCACTACGAGCTTGAGAGGCTGCTGGCGCGCGTCGCCAGCGGCACCACGACGGAAAGAGATGCCCGCGTGCTGCGGCAGGTTCTTCGTGCTTCGGTTGCAACCGATGCGGTTGCTTCTGATAAACCGCAACGGTAGTATCGCTCGGCAGTCTGGAGGGACACACATGAGCTTCAAGATCATCAGCGCCGAGGAGCGGATGTCGCAGCCTCGGCGCATCAAGGCGGCCATCTTCGGCCCGTCGGGGGTGGGCAAGACCAGCCTGCTCCGCAGCCTGACCATCCCCGCGCTGTTCGTCGATCTGGAGGGGGGCGACCTCTCCATCGCCGACTGCCCGGTGGACAGCATCAAGCTCCGCCGCTGGGAAGAGGCCCGCGACCTGGCCTGCCTGATCGGCGGCCCCAACCTCGCGGCGCAGCCGACCGAGCCGTACAGCCTCGCGCACTTCCAGCACGTGGAGAGCCAGCTCGGCAAGCGCGAGGACGTGCTCGGCAAGTACGAGCTGCTCTTCCTCGACAGCATCACGGTCCTGTCGCGCATGTGCATGGTGTGGGCCGAGGTGCAGCCGGAGAACATCGCCAAGAACGGCGCGAAGGACACGAGAGGCGCGTACGGCCTCATGGGGCGCGAGATGCTGAAGCTCCTGACCCACGTGCAGCACACCGCCGACAAGCACGTCATCTTCGTCGGCATCCTCGACGCCAAGACCGACGACTTCAACCGCCCTGTCTGGGAGCCGCAGATGGAGGGCTCGAAGGTGGGCCGCGAGCTGCCAGGGATCGTCGATGAAGTCCTGTCGATGGTGACTATGGATGACCCCGAGCAGCCGGGCGTGAAGCACCGCGTCTTCGTCACGCAGCAGGCCAACCAGTGGGGCTACCCCGCCAAGGATCGCAGCGGGCGTCTGGACCCCATCGAGCGGGCCGACCTGCAGCACATCATCACGAAAATCCAAGCTCAGTAACGGAGGGTTCCATGAGCACATTCGACCTGAACGCCGCAGAGACTGGTGGCGGCGGCGGCGACCTGATCCCTGATGGCACCGTGGCGCGGGCGGTCCTGACCGTTCGCCCTGGCGGCGCAGGTGACGGCGGCTGGCTGAAAACCAGCTCAACGGGCGGCCTCATGCTCGACACCGAGTGGACCATCGCCGACGGCAAGTTCGCCAAGCGGAAGGTGTGGTCCTACATGTCGCTGTCCGAGAAGGCCGCGCCGATCACCATGCGCTCGCTGCGGGCCGCCATCGAGGGCCATCACGGCATCCGCCCCGATGACATGTCCGAGGCCGCGCAGGCCAAGCGCCGCGTGTCCATCGACCAGCTCAACGGCGTCGAGGCCTGCATCCTGATCGGCATCGAGCCTGCCGCGAACGGGTACGAGGCCAAGAACAAGATCAAGGCCGTGATCGCGCCCGGCGAGAGCAAGTACATCGGGCGCGGCGCGTCGCCGATGCTGGCTGGCCCGACGGGTGCGGGCAACGTGGCGGCCTTCCAAGCGCCGCCGCCTGCCGCTGCTCCCGCCGCCAACAAGCCTGCGTGGGCGGTGTGAAACCGCGCGTGACTGTCCGCAAGAAGGGGGAGGCTGCCAAGCCTCCCTCGCCTGCGGACGAGGCGCAGCTCGCTGCGCTGAAGGCTGCCGCAGACACGCTGGTGCGGCTCTGCCCTGCCGCGAAGCTCAACGCCACGCAGATCGCCGAGTGGGTCATCACGGCCCACATCCTGAAGCTCTGCGAGGTGCAGCACACGGAGCCGTCGATCCTGAAGGCTCTGACATCCGAAAGGCCCTGGGACTTAATGCGACTGATCGACAAGACGAGGGAGGAGGAGGCCGCGATCCTGAGCGCGCTTCCGGCAGTCGGCGACATCGTCGCCGAGATGGACCCCAGCGGGACCAAGCCACTGTTTGCCTACAGCAAGGACGAGATCGTCCGCATGTTCGAGGCGGTCATCTGGTGCTGGGAAGAGAGCAAGAGCGCGCGCTCCAAGATCGGGGCGCTCGATGACACGATCCCATTTTGAGGAGGGTGGCATGAAGGCCATCGCACTGATCGCGGCGCTCTGCGCCGCACCCGCCGCCGCGCAGGACGCACTGTGCCTACAGCGCGGCGAGATGATGACGACCCTCGAGGGGAGCTTCGGCCAGGTGTCGATCGGCTACGGCCACGAGCGGCGCGACGCCGTCGTGGAGGTCTACGTCTCGGCGCGTGGCACGTGGACGGTCCTCGTGACCGGGCCGGAGGGCATCTCCTGCATCGCGGCGACGGGCACCGATTGGGTGTTCGTCGAGCAGCCCTGGCCGGGCATGGGCGAGGAGGGCTGAGCATGGAGCAGGCAACTCAGGTGACCATCGCCGAGGCGGTGAAGCAGGTGGGCGCGGCGCTGGCCGAAGCGGCCAAGGAGTATGGCCCCGACGCGGTGGACCTCGCCCTGATGGCGTACCGCGTCGATGCGGCGCAGCAGCTCGTACTCGGCACGCTGATGGCGGCGCTGGTTCTCGCCGTCGTCAAGGCGTACCTGCTCTTCTGGGCGTGGTCGGGCAAGCAGATCGAGGTCGTGGGCCCTGTCAACGATGAGGGCTACTTCGTCGGGCGTCTCGCCTTCGGCCTCGCTGGCGCTGGTGCGGTGGTGCTGCTGTCGGCCAGCGCGATCTACCGCCTCCTGGATCTCTCCGCGTGGGCGGCCAGCTTCGGCTACCCGGAGCTGCGGATCGCCATGAAGGCGCTGCAAGCGGCGGGGTTGATGTGATGGACCTCGACCTCAACAGCCAGACGCTGACGCGCCAGTTGGCGAGCCAGCCGATCGTCGAGGCCCTCGACCGCGCGATCCTCGCAAAGCAGGCGGCGCAGACGCCGCGCCAGTACCTCGGCGGCTCCTACGTCGGCGACGATTGTGAGCGCAAGATCCAGTACCAGTACACGCTCACGCCCGTGGATGAGGGCAAAGGCTTCCCTGCCGACGTGCTCCGCATCTTCGAGCGCGGCCATCGCACCGAAGACATGGTGGCAGGCTGGCTGCGTGATGCGGGCTTCGTGCTGAAGACCGAGACGCAGGAGGGCCGCCAGTTCGGCTTCAGCTCCGCGCAGGGCCGCTTCAAGGGCCACGCCGACGGCGTCATTGTCGGCTGGTCTGGGGAGGGCGCGCCCCCGAGCGCCTTCCCCGCCCTGTGGGAGAACAAGGCCCTCAACACGAAGACGTGGGAGAAGGTCCGCGCCCACGGCGTGAAGAAGGTGAAGCCCGTCTACCACGCCCAGGTCGTGCTCTATCAGTACCACTTGCAGCTCACGGACCATCCGGCGGTCTTCACCTTCATCAACGCCGACACGATGCAGGTGGGCGTGGAGCTGATCGACTTCGACCCGCTGGAGTGCCAGCGCCTGATCGACCGCGCGGTGCGCGTCATCTCGGCGACTGATGCACACGAGCAGCTCCCGCGCATCGCGGGCGAGCCTGACCACTTCGCCTGCCGCTTCTGTTCCTATGCCACACGCTGCTGGAGTGCGCCCTGACGGGCGCACTTCCTCCACTTCGGGAGGCCACCTTGGCAGAAATTTTCGACTTCAACCTGGCGGCCACCGCCGCCGCACCAAGACAGATCAGCGCCGCCGAGGCCGAGCGCCGCTTCATGGATCTCGCCGCCTCGATCGGCATCGACACGCGCGACCTCCAGAGCTTCGGCCCGACCGATGACATCGTGCGCGTGGCCACGACGCAGGACAAGCGCGGCAAGCGCTCCGGCTGGTACTCGCTGCACGAGGAGGCGGGCCTGCTCTACGGCATCGTGGGCAACTGGCAGACGGGCGAGCAGGCCAAGTTCTATGGCCGCGAGGTCAGCCAGATCGACGACGACCTGCTGCGTACGATGCGGATCAAGCAGGAAGTGCGCGAGCGCGAGGCTGCGGAGCTGAAGCGCCGGAACGCGGCGGAGGCCGCCGAGATGATCCGCCACCTGCCGCCCTGCCCCGACAGCCACCCCTACCTGGTCCGCAAGCGGGTAAAGGCCCACGGCGCGCTGCTGGTCGGCTCCGACCTGCTGCTGCCGCTGTACGATGCGGCGGGCAACGTGGTCAGCACGCAAACGATTGCAGCCGACGGCGACAAGACCTTCCGCACGGGCTGCACCTCCAAGGGCATGTTCGGCATCGGAAGCCCCACGGCGACGGTCGTCGTCTGCGAGGGCTTTGCCACGGGCGCGTCGATCCACGAGGCGACGGGGCTGCGCGTCTACGTCGTCTTCAGCGCGGGCAACCTGCCCGCCCTGATCGGCGACATTGCGGAGATCGAGGCGGTGAACGGCGCGCAGATCGTGATCGCCGCCGACAACGATCTCAGCGGCACGGGCCAGCGCGAGGCCGAGAAGGCTGCCGAGAAGATCGGCGGCGCTCAGGTGCTGATGCCTGGTGAGGTCGGCGCGGACTGGAACGACATCGCCATCCGTCGGCCCGAAGAGCTGCGGAAGGCCTTCGCCGAGATCAGGCCGCTGTTTCAGAGCTGGGAGGTCATCGACTTCGCGGCGCTGCCGCGCCGCCAGTGGGTCTACGGCCACACGTACATTCGGCAATTCTGCTCGATCACGGTGGCACCCGGCGGGCTCGGCAAGTCCACGCTGGTGCTGACCGAGGCCATCGCTATGGCGACGGGCCGCAACCTGCTGGGCGTCGAGGTCAAGGAGAAGCTCCGGGTCGTCTACTTCAACGCGGAAGATCCGCTCGTCGAGCTGCAACTCCGCGTGGCTGCGATCTGCCTGCGGTTCGGCATCGATCAGCGCGAGCTGGTGGGCAAGCTCTTCCTCCAGTCGGGCCGCGACAACGAGATCATCCTCGCCACGGGCGACCCTGGCGAGCTGATCGAGGCGGCCTTCACGCGCATCGAGGCCTTCGTGAAGTTTCACGGGGTCGATGTCGTGATCCTCGACCCCCTCGCCAACATGCACGAGAGCGAGGAGGACAACCGCACCTACCGCAAGCTCGGCAAGCGGCTCTCGCGCATGGCTGACGCCTACCACCTCGCCTGCCACCTCGTTCACCACACGAAGAAGCTGAACGGCATGGCGGCGACGGTCGAAGACAGCCGTGGCGGATCGGCGCTGATCGGTGCCGTCCGCGTCGCGCGGGCAATCAACCCGATGGAGCCAGACGAGGCTGCGCGCTTCGGCCTCTCCACACACATCGACCACTTCCGCATCGAGGCGGCGGGCAAGAACAACCTCGCCCGCCCTGCCGACAAGGCGGAGTGGTACGTGCGCGAGGGCGTGCCACTGCCGAATGGCGACACCTGCGCCGTGGTCGAGCGGTGGACGCCGCCCGATCCCTTCGAGGGCATCGGCCATGAGCACGCCAAGCGCGTGCAGGTGGAGCTGATGAAGGCAGAGCATGGAGCCTGGCGGGAGAGCGCGCAGTCGAAGGATTGGGTGGGCCACCTCGTCGGGCGCATCTGCGAGATCGACCCCGAGGATCGCGCCGGAAAGGCGCGCATCAAGGGCATCATCAAGCAATGGATCACCAACAGCATCCTCGCCATCGACTACGTCGAGGACAAGGTGAAGAAGCGCGAAGTCCCCGTCATCGTGGTCGGAAAGGAGCTGATGTGATGCGTGGCGTGATACCCAAGTCCGTACTGAGTGAGATCGAGCAGTCCGGGCTGCCGTGGCGGCTGGAAATAGGTGGCCGCCACTACAAGCTCATCGTGGCCGACAGGCTGGCGGGCATCCTGCCATACAGCGGCAAGGCGCAGCGGCAAGAGAGCGACCAGCGCGCCACGCTAAACATGCGAGCGCAGGTGCGCCGCATCATAAGGGAGGTGAAGGGATGAAGAAGGGTAGTGACACGAGGGTGGTGAGGGTCCGCAACGGCACCACCTTCTCCACCAGTACGCCGCGCGAGATGCAGATCACGCTGCCGCGCATGCCCTGGGAGCCGAAGGAAGAGATCAAGGAGGAGGCATGAGCACGGACATCCCGCGCGCGCGCCAGCTCCTGCGATCGGCGCTTGCGCCTGCGGCCACGGGGCCGCAGATGCGGACGTTGATCGTCGAGGCCCTGGCACTGATGACGCGCACGCGCACGAAGCGGATCACCGCCCCTGCCGAGGGGCGGAAGATCACCCCTGAGCTGGAGGAGGCAATTTGGCGCACCTACGCCGCCTCGCCCGACTGGTCGATCCTGACCATCGCAAACCTGCACGACGTGAACCCTGGTCGCGTCTCTGAAATCATCGCAAGGAGATCGGCATGATCGCCCAGAACTGGCTGGCGCACCGCGTCCAGCGATACCACACGAACCCGCACTTGGCCCGCGTCGGCCAGACGAACGCGGATCACGCGCATGGCGTGGCCTCGATCATTGCGATGCTGCACCCTGAGCCCAGCGCGGCCCTGCTGCGCGCGGCGCTCTGGCACGACGCAGGCGAGCGGTGGGCGGGCGACCTGCCGTCGCCGTTCAAGGAGGAGTTCCCTGATGTCGCGCGGCAGCATCGCTTCGCGGAGCAACGGCTGGCGCTGCGCGCCGCGCCCCTCGAGCCGATGCTGACGCCCGACGAGGAGAGCTGGCTGAAGATGGCCGACGGCCTTGAGGCGCTCTTCTTCGCGGCCTTGCACCGCCCCAACCTCCTGGAGCGCGCCGACTGGCTGAAGCACATGGACGACGTGCTGGATCGCGCCGAGGACCACGGCGCTCGGCGCGCCATTGAGGCGGCCATCAAGATGGTGATCGAGGAGGGGATGGCATGACCCCGAAGGAAGAAATGGACGCGCTGGCGGAGACGCTGCTGAAGCCCACGACGCGCAGCGAAATCCTGGAGGAGGCGAGCCGCCTGATCCACGGCGAGCGCGCGAAGGCCTACGGGCCGCCGGAGGTCAACCACCTCCGCATCGCGAGGGGCTGGGCGATCATCCTCGGCACCGAAGTCAGGCCTGATCAGGTGGCCCTCTGCATGGCGTGGCTGAAGATTGCGCGCCTGTGTGAGGGGCCGCACCGTGACAGCTACGTGGACGGTGCGGCCTATTTGGCGCTGGCAGGCGAGCTGGCGCTGGACTAGAGCCGCTTGCCCGCCCAGACGACGCGCCCAGCGACCTTGATGTCGCTGGGGGCGACATCGCCGAGCGGCGCGTAGAGCGCATTGTCGTTCGTGATCGTGAGCTTCTTGCGGATCGGGTTGAACGACACGCGCTTCACCATCGTGTGGCCTGCGGCCTCGATCGCGTAGACGCCATCCTGCGTGACCTTCGCCACCGTCTTGTCGATCAGGACGATGTCGCCCCGCGCAAGCGTCGGCAGCATAGCGTCATCCTCCACTTCGATCGCCTGAAGCGTTGAGGGCTTGCCTATCTTGTCCACCTGATCCCCATCGAAGGCCATGCGCTTCTTGCCGCCCAGAAAGGGAAGCACTACCACAGGCTGCTCGATGATTTGGCCATCGCCAATCAAGTCTGCGACGCGGCAATTCAACGCGCCCGCGATCTCCTCGAGCAGAGGCATGTTTACGCGCCCCGGCTCCTTCTCATACCTACCCACTGATACCCCCGTCGTACCTATTAACTTGGCAAGGTCAGATTGCGACATCCCTCGCGCCTCGCGCAACTCGCGTATTCTTAATTTCATGCAAGGTGCCCCCGCACTTCATCCATCCTCGCCAGAACATCCTCTGGCCGTAGATTTACGTACCGCTGAAGCATCCTCCAGTCCGCGTGGCCGCTGACCACCCGGAGCATGGCGGGCGTCCAGCCAGCCGCCGCGAGACGAGATAAGCACTCATGGCGCAGGTCGTGCCAGTGAAAATCCTGTAGGGAGGGCATGACGCTGGCGGCGCGGTCACGGGTGCGGTGCCAGCTCAGGCGGTGGGCGTTGGCCGTCATGTCGAGCAGCGAGCCCACGCCAGCGTGCGGCCTGAGCGCCTCAACGGCGGGGATGGACAGCGGCACCAGCCTGCCCTTGTTCGTCTTGGTCACCTCCTTGGGCAGCCGGATCGTGCGGGCCGAGAGGTCGATCCACTCGCGCCGGATCGCGCACATCTCATTGCGCCTGACGCCCGTCTCGACGGCCACCACCATCGAGAGGCGCATGCGCTCGCTGGCCTCGCCCCACAGCGCCTGCCACTCGCCGGGCAGCAGCCTGCGCTCGCGCCCGCTGTCGATCGTCGGCATGGCGATGCGACTGAAGGTCTGCTTGTGGTCGGGGATGTCGAGGCCCCACTCCTGGCGCGCCGTGCGGATGATCGCCTTGAGGCAATTCAGCTCGTGCGTGATGGATTGGGGCGAGAGGTGCGCGCGGGTCCGCATGAAGTCCCGCAGATGCTCCGGCTGGAGCTTTCCGATGCGGATGTGGCCGAGGTGCTGGGCCACGGTGCGGGCGCGGTAGCCCGTCTGGTGGGGGCGTGGAAAGGCCGCCGCGTAGCGGTCGGCCAATTCACGTATTGTCGGGGAAAACAACTTAAGGCTGATCATGTGTGTCTCCAGTTATGGCGACACTCAGCCTGCAGTCCGAATTACGGTGCCATCTTTTTGAGGAGATGGCGCGAGTGACGGGGCTCGAACCCGCGACCTTCGGCGTGACAGGCTAAGTGCGGAGCCTGTTTCGCGCGGTCCGAGTGTCCCGTCTACGCACTGGAGGTTGCGAGTTCGCCGTATGTCACCGATCGGAGAGCAGCCCTTGCTCTGCAACGATGGGCGATACCCTCGCGCCAGCCCTGCCAAGGCCATCGAGCGTGTTGACGACCTTCTTCTCAAGGACGCCGATCAGGCTGTTGTCCTTCAGCGCCCGCTCCACCAGCAGCGGGTCATCGGACAGCACGATCCTGGCGATCTCCATGCGCTGCGCCTCGGACAGGTTCGGAGCCCTGTCACCCACGAGGCGCGACAGGAGGCGTGCCCATGCGAACAAGTCCGAGCCGCCAATGGCCGACGCCGCATCCTGCGCCACGCCCATGTTGTCGCCGATGCCTTGCGACATCGTCGTCTGCGCTGTCTGCGACCCGCCGATGATAGTGTCGCGGGCGGCCTGCGCGTCGCGCGCCACCTCCAGCTTGGGGACGACGCGGCCCTCCGCCCCATCCGGCAAGGCAAGGCGCAACGCCGTACCCCGCCCGGTGCTGGGTTCAGCAAGATCTCGGATCACGCCGGGCGCAGTGCTGGGCCGCGAGAGTTGCCCGCGCAGCGCGGCGACGAGGCCAGCGCGGAATGCCTTCAGCCCCTCGTCAGTTGCGAGCGCGGCGTCGCGCTCGGCGATCTGGCGCATGATCAGCTCCAGCTCGTCGGGGGTCTTCCCGGCGGCAGTCTGGCCGAGCTTGAAGAAGTCATTGGCGTGTCTGACGATGGCCGCCTCAGCGCGCGCTGCCTTGAGGGGCAGCGACGTGTTGTCCAGCTCCTGCTTCAGCATGTCGCGGAACAGGCCATAGCCTTCGCCGATGTCGCCGCTGCTGTCCTTGTAAGCCTTGCTGGTGAGGTCGCGCAGCGCGCGGAAGGTGCTCTCAGCCTCGGCGAGAGTGGGCGTCCGCGTGAAGCTGATCACGCCATCCTTCTCGGTGAAGAAGGGCTTGATCCCGTACTTCAGCCGCGCCGCCTTCGCCGCGTTCGTGAGGGCTTCCGGCGCATCCCTTGCCACCATCTCCAACATGGAGATGACCGTCGATGCCGGGGCGATAGGCGTGCCGTCTGGCCTGAACAGCGCGCCCGCGTAGGCATCTCTCTCGGCAATAGCCGCAGCTTCGTCGCTGACGCGCTTGTTGGCGAGGGGGTTGCCCGGATCTGCCAGCTCGCCCTGCACCGCGTCCAGCGCGGCTTTGCGCGTCTCGGCAGGGCGCGCGTCCAGGCGGTTGCGGATCAGCGACTGCGCCTCGCCACCCTCGGAGTAGAACTTGCGGATCATCAGGCCAAGCGTCTTGTTCTCGGCCATCAGCGTTCCATTGCGGACGCCCTCGATCACCTCATCCGGCGTCAAGCCGCCACGCTGCGCGAGGCGCTGGATTTCCGCAGAGACGACGCCAGCCATGCGGTCGCCAGACTTGCGCCTGATCCAGTCAACGGCGGGCTTGAAGATAGACTGCCCAACAGCGGTCATTGCCCCGCCGATGACAGCCCCGCCGCCCGCGCCAACAAGGCCATCCGCGACGGCTTTGCCGAAGCGGTTGCCGATGTCGCCCTCGCCAGAGTTGAAGCCGTAGACAGCGCCCGTCGCGCCGCCGACCTTGGCCCCGTGCAGGGCGGATCTGCCGATCGCAGCAAGCCTGCCTGCCGTGGGAGCAACGGCGGCAGCCGAGCTGCCGCCAGTGAAAGGCGCTGCGAGCATCGCCGCCACCGTCGGGGCCAGCGCGCCGCCACCCTCCCAGGCAAGCGAGGAGTATGGGTAGGCTGCGCGATAGGCTTCCAGCGCGTTGCGTTCAGCCTCGACCGACTGGTTGTAGGCGTCGGTGTAGCCGTCGCCAGACATCCAGCTCGCCGCGCCAGAGGCCGCGCCCTTGATCTCGTCCCACGCGCCGAGCGTCAGGCCCTGCATGAAGGCCTTGCCACGCTCAGTGGGCGGAGGCTCGTTCTTCGTGACGCCTTGGCTGACGGCCTCTCTGATCGCCTGCCGCTGCCGCTCCTGATCTTCGGGCGAGAGTGCATTCCAGACTTCGTCTGGGACTTCCACGGGCGGCAGGCCGCCTCCAAGCTCAACGATTGCCATGCTAGCCTCTACGGATTGATGACAGTGTAGGGGACAACGGTGGAGGCCGAAGTCGCAGCCCCATAGGGCTGATAGGCTGGCGGAGAGATCATGAAGCCCGGATTGACGCCGTACCGCCTCGCAAGGTCGCCATAGGTCTGGTTCACCGTGCCGACATTCTTTGCGACGCGACTGTAGATACCGTCCGCCTGCCGCAGGAAGTTGCGACGCTGCTCTGGCGTCAGCTTGTCACCATTCAGGATCGAGTTGTAGACGCTGACGACGGCCTGATCGACGCCTCCAGCGTTCTGCGCGTTGGCGTATTCGCCCTGCATGACGGTCGAGCCGGGGTCCAGCATCTTCATGTAGCTGTAGACGATCGCAATATCGCCAGCGCCCGCTGCCTCCGGCGAAGCCTCAGTCGTCTCGTAGGCCGACCGCATCCGCTCGTAGTAGTCGCGCACGCCCTGGAACGACTGAACGTCCTTCTCGCCGCGATACACCTTCAACAGGTCAAGTTCGCTGCCGAAGGCCTCCTTCTGGTCGGGGCCGCCGTCGTAGACGACTGTGCCGTCTTCGGACACGAGCTTGCCATTCACCTCGAACACATTCGGCTTTCCAGGCTTGTCGAGCGCCATCTTAACGGCTCCGCCTGCGTCGCCCGTGGCTGCCATGTACTGCGCCGCCTGAATGGCCTGCGGCGTGCCGAGCGTCTGGAGCCAAGACGCCGTGCGGTTCACCGCGTCCTTGACCTCCCGCCGATCCGCGCGAGCCTTCACCATCGCCCCGATGTTCGGGTCGGGGCTCATCCGCATGGAGTTGACCCACGTCAGCAGGCCGTCCATCGCCTCCGGCGACCGCAGGCGGTCGCGGAGCGTCATCGGCTGCTCCGGCTGCATGTTGAAATCGAGCAGGCCCATAGGCTGACCTCCGCTTGTGCTCATTGTAACGCCGCTACCCGGTGGCATCGCTCCGCCTCTGCCACCCAGCAATTCGACCTGCCACGGCTCCCACGACATCGGCACGTCGAGCCCGAAGCGGGCTGCGTTGGCTGCAATCCACTGCGCCTCTCGGCTGTTGGGATCGCGCAGCAATCTGCCGCTAGCGTCCGCGAAATCGACTGCCATGCCGATATTGTGCTGCGACCGACCCGGCGGGGCCACCCACTTGCGCGCAGCTTCTGGGCTGCCGTACTTTGCGACTGCGGCCTCGTAGAGCTGCGCTTGCAGCTCTGGCGAGCGGTACGCGGAGGTGATGGTCAGCGCGCGAGGGCCAAGCTCCTGGTCCGCCGCAGCAATCAGTTGAGCGACGCGAGCGGCATAGTCTGGGTTCAGCCTCGAAAAGCTGTCGGGCCTCGACGCCGCGCCCCCAACGGCATAGCGATACCAGTCGAAGCCCTCCATGTGTTACCGCCCGGCCATCATCATGAAGGGCAGCGTCAGGTAGTCGAACAGGCCCGGCGTCCTGGTCGCCGTGCTCGTGCTCTGCCCCATGTTTGCCGCGCCCACAGCCGCCATCGGGAGCTGGATCGAGCGCTCAGGCGCGCCCGTGAAGCCCGCGAACTGGCCCTTGGCCGCGTCGATCAGCGCCTGCTGGATCGCCTGCTGCATCTGGCCCTGCTGCATCTGCTGCTGGTTCAGTTGCTGGCCGAAGCCGAAGCCCTGCTGCGCGAGGTTCGACATCATCTGCTGCTGCTGCTGGGCTGCGCCCAGAGCCGTGTTGAAGCCCTGCATGTTCAGGTTGGCCGACGTGTCGGCGAGCTGCTTCGTGAAGCCCGCGTTCGTCTGCGCCTCGGCCACGCCGTGGCGCGATCCGCCGAAGGCGCGAGCTGCCTGAGCCTGAGCCCCGAGCTGGCCCATTGCTTGCCGCTGCGCGATGCCGAGGTCGGCCATCACGTTGTTCGTCACGTTCTGCGTGAACGGGTTCATGAACTGGCCGATGTTCGGGCCCTGCAGGGCGGTGCCGTAGGCACCTGCCGCCTGCTGCATTACGTTCGGCTGCTGCACGTTCTGGGGGTTTGCTCCGCCTGACATCTTACTTTCCTCCGCCCATGCCTGAAGAACGACTGGTCGGCGGGGCTGTCTTGACGCCGAGAGAGTTCAGCATTCCCGAAATCGGCCCGCCGACAAACGTGCTGCCGCTCGTGCCAGGGCCACCGCCATCAATCCTGTCGCGGAAGTTCGTGAAGGGCGATGCGTTCATCGACTGCGAGATGTAGTCCCCGCCGCCGCCCAAGATGGCTCCGAGGTTCATGCCGCGCCCGAAGGGGCCGCCCCGCGACCCGCGCGAGGGCTGCACCGCGCCCGCAGGGCTGTCGCTGAAGCCGCCTGCGCCGCCGCCGAAGGGCGATCCCGGCTCTGCGCCAGTCACTGGATCGATGAAGGGCGCGTTCAGCGCCGCGAACTGCCCAGGCCGCTGCGCTGCCAGTGCATCGATCGACTGCTGGAACATCGGCGCGGAGCTGTAGCCCTGCACGCCGCCCGCGAAGGTCTGCGGCGCAGGCATGCCCGCCATCGCGTCCGTCGGAGCGGCCATGCCGAAGGCCGAGGCTGCGTCGTTCGTGTTCTGGAAGGCCGCCTGCTGCATGGGCGTGAAGCCCGCCACGTCTGGCCCGAAGTAGGGAGTGTAGCCGACCTGCGCGAGCTTGTCGGCGCGCGCCATGTTCTGCCGTGCGCCACCTTCCAGCCACGCAGGAATTTTCACCTGCTGCGTCTGCTTGCCGCCCTTGCCTCCGCCGCTCATGCCGCGAACTCCTTTTCCAGCACCGTCATCACGGGCCTGTATCCGTACTTGCCGAGGACACGCGCCCAGCCGTGTCGCCCCGCGATTGTCATGCTTGTGCAGCCCTGCCCCTTGCTCCACTCGACGGCGCTGTCGATCATGTCGATGATCTGATCCATCTCGCCGCCCGCGAGAAACACGTGCAGGACGCTCTTCCTAGGGTATAGCACGATTTCAGTGACCGCGCACCCGCGCGCGGCAGGCCAGAGCTGCATCCGGCCCTCGACGATGCCCTGCACCACGTCCTCGAAGGCGTGCGTGCCGCCGCTGTACTCGAGGGCATCCTCGATCCACGGGCGGCACCGCAGAAGCTCCGCAGCGCCGTTCATATGGCCACCGCCGTGATCACGCCCGCGTTCGACACCGTGACGCTGTAGCGCGTGCCGTTGGGGCTGGTCAGGATCAGACGGGCCTGCCCGATCTCGACATCGGCGCTGCGCTTGTGATTGCGCTGATCCTCCAGCTCAAGGGTGCGGCGCAGCTCCTGCTGATCCGCGCGCGAGTAGCTGGTGGGCGGGAGTTGCAGCTTCAACGGCGACCCCCAGATCTCACATCAAGGCGAGGCACGCCGAAGCGCCAGTCGGCCAGGCGCGCGCCCGTGACGCGCATCGTAGCCTGTCGCCCAGTGAAGCGCACAGCGGTCGGGTTTGCCATGCTGTAGGGGCCGTAGCTGCGTTCGGTGTCATTCGGGTGGAAGCGCGTCGAGAAGGTGAGCGTCACGTCTCCCCGCGTTTTCTCGTCAGGGATCAGCTCGACCGCCGACAGCACTTGATCGCCCTGCCCGATCTGCACGGGGCCGCTCTCCGCAAAGATGGTCGCGCCGCCGTAGTTCAGGCCCTTCTCATGGTTGTACGCGATGCCCGCGCCACCAAACCAGATGGGGTTCGGGAAGACACCCGCATCAACACCAGCCGTGCGCGACAGGGAGCCGATGGACCAGTGCCGCTCGCGCACCGAGAAGGCGATGTAGCGGTCGCACTCCGTACTGCCAGAGGACGGGTAGAACCACCAGATTTCGCCGTTCTGCGCGTTCGCCACGCCCCAGACCTTCGACCGCTGCGCTTGGTTGATGTCCGAGAAGAGGTAGTCCAGCACATCGCAAGGCACTTCCTGCACCGCACCGCCAGAGAAGGCGTGGATGCGGCTTTGGCCGATCCAGAAGACACCCTCATCGACCGAGACAGCCGACCGACGCGAGATCGCTCCGCAGCCGCTGCCGACGCGCTCAAAGCCGTACACGAAGGGCGGCCCGAGGTAGGTCATGCTGTGCGCGTCCTGATCGGTCAGGATCAGCGTCTGGCCGCGCGTGCGGATGCCCTGCATGATCTGGCCGGAGGTCTGCAGCTCGATGTCGCCCGCCTGATTGGTGGCCGCCGCAGTCCAGACGGTGTTGTTCTCGCGGTCGGACCACTGCACCTTGCGCGGATTGCCGCCAGCGCCGAGCGCCACGAGGAAGCGCTCCTCAGTGACGACGAGGCCAAGGTTGTTGGTCGGCGCGCCGCTGATCGCCGCAGCATCGTTGGCGACGTTGAGCTGCCATTCCAGCAGCCTGCCGTCGGCGCTGGAGCATGCGACGAGGTATTCGCCCCAATTGTCGAGGGACCACGTCGTGATCTCGGAGTAAGCGCCCGTGTCGGGGCGCGGCGTTCCGTAGAAGCCCAAGCCGTAGAAGTAGCCGCCGTAGCCAGTGTTCACCGCCGCATCGTCGATGCCGAGGACGAGACTAGCGGGCGTGATGTCGGTGATGGTGCCCGTGGCCGAGGCGACCACCAGCTTCTGGTAGGTGCCAGACACAAGCCAGCGGTTGCCGTTCAGGGCGCGCCACGCAAGCGCGCCTCGGGACTTCTGCCCGCCAAGCTCGGCGCGCTGCTCCCAGCCGCCGACAGGCTGCATGGTGCCGTCAGTCCAGCGCACGAGGCTGGCGTCATGCCAGCGCCCCTGCGCTTGGTACTCTGTCCCGTTGCGGAAGACGCCGGGCGGGAGGGCGAGCGGCACCAGCGGCATGTGGTTACACCTGCGAGTAGGTCGTGAAGAAGGCGTCCAGTTGCTCAGGCGTCTTGCCCTGCGCTGCGCCCAGCGTGAGCACCAGCGGATCGGTGCGCTCGACCACCGAGGGCCGCAGGGCGCGGGCCTTGGCGGCGAAGCGCTGCTCGCTGGGCAGCGTGTCGATCAGCGCCGTGATCGGCGCGGGCAGTGCCCCTGCCAGCCACGCCTCGCCCTCGGCCTCAGTCATCCACGCCTCAGAGACGAGGCCGATCAAGAGCTGGGCGAAGGAGAGCGACATGGCCGCCCGCGCTGCGTCCAGAGCAGCAGCGACCTCCTCCGCGCTTGGCGGCGCGTAGGGGGCCGTGGCGGGATCGGCCAGCATCTGCGCGTGAAGCGCAGCCACGTCGAACTGCGCGCCCGCGTCGGCGGGATCAGCAGTGAAGGGTATCCAGCCGAGGATCGGATGCTCGATCTCGCAGTCGATGCGACCGTCGATGAGGGTTCTTGCGTTGCGGTAGTCCATCACGAAACCCTCAGAAACAGAGTTGCAGCAGCGCCCGCGACCACAGTGCCGCCCACGTTGAGCCAGGTGCCACTAAGGGTTCCACCCTGAGTGTCTCGGCTGTCCGAGAGGCGAAGGCTGGAGCCCGCAATCGTCGCCCCTGCGGTCGATCCAACGCCCGAAGTGGCGCAGAAGGCGTATGTACCAACAGCTTGGGCTGCCGCCGACGCAGTGGCGGTCAGAACCTGCGCCGTCGTCGGGGCGGGCACATCGGCCAGCGCGATTGGCGTCTTGCCGTTGATCGTGACGGTGTTGCCGCCGGAGGCATCGAGGATCGTGTTTACACGGATCGTGGACATGTGTGTCTCCTCACCCGTAGATCACGACATGGACGGTAGCGGCGTCCACCACGGCGGGGTCCGTGTCAACTTTAAAAGTGCGGATGCGACAGGCAGACGCCGTGTTCGCCACGGTCGGGTGCATCTCAGCCCCAAGCCCGCGAGTGGTAGAGGCCCCGCGCGAGGCGATGGCAGAGACGGCGTAATTCGCGTCGGGCATGGCCGTCGAGAAGGTGATCGTGTAATCGCCAACCCCGTTGCGGGTCACGCCAGAGACATTGCCGGAGGCGACGATGGAGCCGTTTGAGCCGTTGAAGGTGACCCACGCCCGAGCACCATACACGGGCGCGGAGCCCGTAGCGTTCAGGGCAGTCTTCGCCTGCGCCTCGATGTTGCTCGCGTTGGTCAGCACGGTGCCTGCCTCATCCGGCAGCGTCAGCGTGCGGTTCGTGTTTGTCCCTGGCGCGGCGATGGTGAAGGTCGCGGTGCCGGATGCGTTCGGAGAGAGAGCAATGGAGGACATCAGACAATGATCCAGCGTTGGCCTGCGCCCACCGTCACGGTGACGCCAGCATTGACGGTGACGGGCCCTGCGCTCATCGCATTGCGGCTCGCCGAGATCGTGTAGTTGGTCGTGACGGTCTGGCCGTTCTCATAGAAGACGCGGTCAGAGCCGCCGCCCGTGGCACCGCCGACCGAGCCCCACGCGGAGCCGTTGTAGCCCTCAAATGCACCGAGCGTGCTGTTGAAGCGGAAGTATCCAGTCAGTGGCGTGGCGTCGCGCTCGGCGGTCGTGCCGACGGGCAGCGCCGCCGATCCCGTCGGAGAGGTGCGGGCCGTCTTGCCGTCGAGCTGCGTCTGGATCGCCGAGGTCACGCCGTCGAGGAAGTTGATCTCAGCGGCGGTCGGCAGGATGATCGTGCCGCCGACCTTCCACTCGCCCGCAGTCAGGTTGGGCTTGATCGCCACCGTGCCATCGAGCAAGTCGTCGATGTCGTCGAAGTTGTCGTTGACCTTGGTGCCCCACGAGTTCTCGGAGGCACCGACCCCCGGCTTCGTGAGGCCGTATGTCGTCGTGGTCGTGTCAGTCATGCCAGTGGCTCCTGAAGGCTGCGGCCATTATACCGCGCGCACCCACGTTTTGCTACCAGAGGTTGCGCCCTCCCAGACTTCGCCATTGGCAGCCTGCGGCGTCCAGTCCTCGCCCTGCCCACTCTGGGCCGCCCACGCCTCGCCCTGCGCGCCTTGCGGCGTCCACGCCTCGCCCTGCGCTGCGCCTTCATCCCACAGAAGGCGGCCTGTCGCCGAGGCCAGGAGCTGCGCCAGAACGCCCGCCACGCCATCGCGGTAGAAAATGGGCGCACTGGCCGTGGCGGTAACGGAGGCCCCGATCAGGGCGCTGCCGAAGACGACGTTTGACTGCCCAGACTGCCCATCGACGATGATGGAAAGGGCTGCGAATGCGCTGGCAGAGCCCTGCGCGATCAACTGGCCGGAAGCGGTCGCCGATGCCGCCACCGCAAGCGCAGCCCCACCAGATAGCGTGAGCTGCGTCGCTGCGGCCACGGTGGCCGCTGGCAAGATCGCCGCCGCGCCCGGCTTTACGATCCCGCCAGCGCTTGCGGTGACGGTCGCGCTCGGAGAGATCACCGCCGCGCCGTCGCGGAAGGTCACTCCATCGCGGAGGGCAATGGTGTAGGCGCACCAGGCCTGCGTGCCGGAGTTGGCCGACCAACTGAAGAGAGCCGGATTGTAGCTGACGCCTGCCGCCTGCCCCGTGACATAGCCCGCACCCATCGTCGTGCGGTTGGTCGAAGCAGCGTTCTGACCTGTCCGAAAGTCTGTCGCGTACGATGCGGTCAGCGTGCCAGTTGTGCCGTGGGCGTTGGCACCCGCGACGTAGATGACGTTGTTCGCGGTGGCTGGCGTGATCGCCGCCGGGTCTGGAAAGCCGCCATTCGCACCCGTTGAGGTCGTGTGCGTGACATCCAGCGGCGTGGTCGCGTCCACGCCCCTGAAGACGTGGATCGTGACGAAGCCGCCGTCGCTGGTCGATCCAGTTGGGCCGAGCTGGACTTGCGTGTCGGGCGTGGAGCCCATGCGCTTGTAGCCGACGCGCAGGTTGGCGTCGTAGGTGTCGGCGGCGGTCAGCGCCGCGAGCTGCGTGTAGCCAGCCGTGTTGATCGCGGGCGTGCGCGCGACTGTGGACCCGATGGAGTAGGCAACGATCACGAGGTCGCCGTTCGCTGGCGTGCTGGCGAGGCCGCCCGTCAGCGCGAACGTGATGTTCGTGTTGGTGCCCGTCGAGGCAGTGACCGAGGCCGTCTGTGCGCCGACAAATGTGATCGCCACGATGGCCCCCTAAGCGGTCAGGCGTCAGTTGAGCGTGATGTCGAGATCGCCCGCAAGGATACGGAACACGTCGCCAGAGTTGACCGTCCGAGAGGTGGTCAGGTTCGCATAGGCCAGCAGGTTGCCCGCAGTCGAGGCGTCGAAGACGCCGACCGCAACCACGGTACCCCAGTTCGCGCTGGCGGCAGGCCACTCGACGTTGGCGGTGTTCGACGCGGTGTCGCCCGTCACGGAAAAGGTCACGGACTGGCGCGCGTAGGAGCCGCCCGACAGTTCGGTGCCGCCGCCCGTCTCGCCTGGAGCGACGGTGTAGAGGGCGATGAACCACGTGGTCGGTCGCGTCGCAGCCGAGCCCGTGAAGGCCCACGTCAGCACGGTCGTCTCGAAGGAGTTGCTGAAGCTCATGACATGCCCCTGATGCGAAGGCGAAGACCAGAGCCGCTATTGCGCGCGCGCTCGGACGCCGAGTTGAGGTTGGTGATCGCGTTCTGGTACAGGCCAGCCCACACGGCAGCGCGCTGATCGTCTTTCAGGTAGGGCGCGCTCTGGACGAGCGCCCCGTAGAGGTACACGTCAGGCGCAGCCGACAGCAGCCAGTTGGTCGTGGCGGTGTCGGACAGCGCGGGCACCTTGGAGATGTAGACCAGCTCGGCGGTGAACGAGCCGCTGGGCGTCGGGAACAGCTCAAGGCCACCCGCCGTGTGCGCGTAGTGCGTCGGCACGCCCGTCTGGTCGTTGAGCATGCCCCGCATCTCGGCCAGCGCGCCGTCGGAGGCCAGCTCAAGGCGGCGGGAGCCGGAGGTGAGCTGCAGCCGGATCGTCTCGACCCAATCACCCGGCAGCGCCGAGTACTGCGCCTCCAGCGTGGCCGTGGAGCGCTTCTCCATGCGGTAGTCGCGCAGGGAGCGGTTGATGTCGGCCTCCGCGAGCGAGACGAAGCTCGGGATCACCGCGACCAGGTCGTCGCGGTTCAGCCAGTCAGCGATGGCTGTCTTCAGCTCTGCGTAGGTCGAAATCGGCATCAGACCCCCTTGACGCGGAGGGCGGCGAAGTCGCCGTCCATCAGCTTCTTCTTGCAGTAGAGCGCGAACTCTTTGGTGCCGATGGCCGCGCCACACTCAGCCGACCACTGCTCCGCGACCACGAAGGGGATCGAGCCGACCTTGCGGTACGCCGCTTCGCCGTACATCGACGGCATGACATCGGCCTCGCGCTTGTTCTGCTCGATGATGGCCTGCACGTCCTGATGGCGGCTGACGATCAGCTTGCCATCCTGCTCGACCATCCGCTCAACGATGCCGCTGAACTGGTCAAGCGTCCGCATCGCGCGCCACCTTCTTCGGCTTCTCGTCCTTGACCTCCCGCGCCCAACCCTGGTCGAGCAGCCAGTCGGCGCTGTCATCGGGGGCCTCGACGATTTCGCCAGCCGCGCGGGGCTTGTCGCCAATCCACGGCATGCGGTCGGTCAGTATCTTCAGCTTGATCATTTGCCTGCTCTCGCGTTGCAACTTGACGGCGAGTATAGCAGCAAAGACATGCACGCAAAAGTAGAAGGGGCCGCACGGTGGCGGCCCCTCCAGACGTTGCGTCAAGCCGGATCAGAGAGCCGGGTTGATGTCGGCGATCACGCCGTGCGCGGCTTCGGTGTCCACCTGGAGGCTGTACTCCACCGAGATCAGGCGGCGCTCCGAGTGACCCGTCTTCGCCAGCTCTTCCTGCTTGGTGCGTTGCAGGTAGGCCATGCGGGCGTACGACGGATCGAGGACGAACACGTCGCGGGCACGCTGCCAGCGGTTCGGAACAACTTGCAGCTCACCGAAGTCCGACACGTACAGGTCAACCGCCGCGACGATCTTCTTGTCGGAGATGTCGCGGTACTTGGTCGCCGAGCCCGTGAAGGACTGCGAGATCTTCTGCTTCGCGCCAGCGCCGACCATGATGATCGACGGCTCAGCGCCGTTGGTCCAGCAGGACGAGATGACGGTGCGCAGCAGCGCCTCGGTCAGCTCGCGGGTCGTGCCAGCGTCGGTGGCGGCGGCGTTCGGGAAGCCGTTGGTGCTGCCCGACAGGGTGCCGTTCGCGCCGACGGGCGAACCCGTGCCGCGCGACACGTTGGTCCGCAGGAACGCAGGCAGGCCAGCAGCCGCGCGAGCGGTGGAGCTGTCGCCAGCGTTGGCGGCCACGTTGTCCAGAACCATCGTCTCCATGTCGCGCTTCAGCTCCTTGAGCTTGAACGCGATCTGCTTGGCGAGCGTCTGCGCGTCAGCAGCGCCATTCACGGCGTTGGCGGTCGAGGACACCTCGACGACCTTGTCCGAAATCTGGGTGTAGTTGCCCAGACGGTTGGCGTTGGTCGGCGCGTCGTTGCCGGGGCTGTCTTCGCCTTCGATCACGCGGTTCGACGAGGACGGCGCGGCCAGGGCCACGACGGGCCACTCGACGAAGGTGTTCGACGCCGACTTGGTGCCGATGGCCGACATGAACGGGGTTTCGGTCGGCGAGATCGAGATCATCGCGTCCTGAAGGTCTTCGCGGATCGTACGAACGTCGTACGTCTTATTGCTGTTTGCAGCGGCAGTCATTTCTTCATCCTTTCAACAGGAAGGCAGCTACGTCATCGACGCTGCCTGTGGACTTCATCCGAGACATCGCCTTCTTGGCCTCGATCTGCTTGCCAGTCGTTTCAGGCCGCTTCGCACCGGGTCGCACCACGGGGCGATTGACCTGAGCAACCTTCTCCTGCACCCGCTCCTTGCCCGCCATGAGCTGGCGGTAGCGCATGGCGTCGTGCAGAACCTGCACGTGCCGCGCGTCGGAGACGCCCTGCAACTCTTCCGGCGTGAAGCCGTAGTGCTGAGAGCCTGCCTCGATCAGCGATCGCTTCAACTCGCCTGCCTTCTTGGCGTCGGCGAAGTCGGGGATGCGCTGCGTCAGGAGCTGCGCCTGCTCGGCCAGGTAGGCCTTGTATGCGCGCGCCTGCTGCTCGGACTGCTGTTGCATCAGGAAGGCCTGCTGCTGCGCCAGTGCCTGACGCTGCTCCATGCCCTCACGATATGCAGCCTCTTGCTCGAGGTATGCGATGGGGTCCGTCTTCAGGAGTTCCCTCGACGGAGGTTGCGGGTTCCCAGCCGCAGAGAGCTGCTGCTGGTAGACGGCAAGAGCCTGAGCCAGTTCGGCGCGCTCTTGGTTCAGCGCATTGTAGACAGTCTCGGCTTCCCTACGGACCGCCGCAACTTCCTGCATGCGCTTCTGGATGTAGCCTTGCCCTGCGAAGGAGCGCTTTAGGTCGTCGAGGGTGACCTCCACTTCCTGGCCGTCAACCTTGACGCGGAAGCTCTGTGTGGGTTCCTCTCCGCCGTCGTCTTCGTCGGCAGTCTCATCCGTCTCGACGGCGGCGCCGTCGTCTTCGCCAGCCGGATCGTTCGCCTCATCCACAACATCGTCAGCCTGCGTGTCCGCGTCGGCCTGTGCTGCGTCGTCTGCGACTTCCGTCTGGTCGTCTTCATTTTGCCCCGACAGGAGGGACATTGCAACGCTGTCGATATCGCCAGCGCCGAGGGTCGTGGTCGTCATTGCGGTGCCACCTTGCTTTGACGCCTGTCGAAGACGGCCTCGTCGTCCGAGAACGATTGGAGGCGAGCTTCCAGCGCGTCGAGCGCCCACACCATGTGGCGCGCTTCAATGAGGACTTCATCGGGCGCGCGGCCCGTGAAGATGGCGATCTGATCCGCGCGCAGGCCGTCGATGGCCTCCCGCAGAACGAGATCGCCGAGAAGGGCCCGCGCGCGGGATGCCTTCTGCTTGATGTCCATCAGATCACCCCACCGTTACCCGCAGGCGCACCGCCAGGGCCACGCATCGCGGCCTGCTCGGCCTTGATCTGGGCCGTCTGAACGGCGACGCCGCTCCTGGCCTCGATCTCCGCCGCGCGCAGGTACAAGTCCTGCGCCATGCGGTCGCGCTCGCGGTCGTCGGCCATCTGGGCCTTCATGGCTTCGATCTGGTTCTTCTGCATGTCGGCCTGCACGCGGGCGCTGACCTTCATCTGCTCGGCTTGGAGGAACGCCGCCGACTGCGGGTCTTGCTGCGGCTGCTGCTGCGCGGCGGCCTGTGCCGCCTGGCCCATGAGCTGCTGCTCGATCTGCATGCTCATCGGGCGGTAATAGCGATCGGCGTTGCGGACGCCAGCGGCGAACAGGATATCAGCCAGCGTGTTGCGGATCTCCGTCAGGCCGACGAGCGGGTTCTGCGGGCCGTAGGCCTGCATGATGCCCATCTGGGTCTGCAACGTGGCGGCCAGCGCCATCTGCTTCTCTTCCTCGCGGCCAGTGCCCAGGCCGACGTTGATCGTCACGTCCATGTCAGCGTTCCAGACACGCGGGTCCATCGGCACGAAAGACGTGTTGAGGCGCATCATTTCGGGGCCGCGTGCGTGCTTGATCCAGAGGTGCAGCATGATCTTGTAGAGGCGGCGCAGGCCGCCTTCGGCCAGGTTGCGCGCCATCGTCTCGACCTGAGCGGCGGCGGCGGAGATAGTGGCGGTGACGGCAGCCTTGGTCGTCGATTGGAGGGCATCGGGATCAAGGCCTTGAGAAGCGCGCGTCACCCCCGTCTTCTGTTCGACGAGGTCGTCAATGTATTGCAGGGCGGGCAGCGTCTGCCCGGCCACGAAAGGCACCGAAAGCTCGCGGACGGCGTCGATCTGGCGCATCCGCACCACGCCGCCGATCTCATTGTTGAGCAGGTCGGACATGTTCACCATGCCCTCAACGGCCCCCGTGCGGGGACTGTTGGTCATGGCCACGTTGTCCAGGATGCCGCGCAGCACAGCCGTGCCTGCGTCCTGCTCGTTCTTGATCAGGTCGTAGATCGATCGACCGAAGAAGGCGTGCGGCTCAGGGTCGATCTCGAAGACGGCGAAAGGGCTCTCATCGGCAGGCTCGAAGTCCAGCAGCTTGTAGCCCGTGCCGCCGAGCAGGAAGCGATGCAGGACGGGGACGCCCGTGCCATCGACATCCACCCGCATGTAGGCCTCAGTCAGCGTGACCTTCCGCATGGCCGGATCGCTCGCACTCTCGTCGTCCATGTAGTCTGCGGTGTACTTCCGGCGCGCGTCGCGCTCCTCGTCCGACAGGTCGTCGCCGCCATCGTCGAAGGATCCGAGATCGACCACGTCGTCGAAGGCGAAGCCCATCTCCACGAGATCACCGACGCGCATCTCAGTGCGCTGGCCGTGGATGTAGGCTGTCTCCGCGTCGCGGGCGCGGCTGTCCACGAAGAACTCTTCCGGCGGCACCGAGGCGACGCACATCTTGCCGCGCGTCTCCGTGCGGCTGATCTTCAGGTCATGCGTGGACATGGACATGGCCATGCCCATCGGATCCATCTGCTCGACCACGTTCGCCGTGTGCTCCAGCACCTCGACGCCCGGCTCGTTCAGGACGAGCATCAGCTCGTCGTCGGAGAGGTCGGTGAAGGTGAAGACCTCGGCCTTCGACTGATCCTCCCACCACACCTTCAGGATGCCTGTCTTCTTGCGAAGCGCGTCATCGAAGGCGTCGTTCAGGAGGCGGAAGCCGTTCGACTGCTCGAGCTTCTTCTGGATGCCGATCGTGGCCTGCTCCGCGCTTGCCACGTCTTCGGGGCCGACGGGCACGAACTCGGCGGGCTTCTCGTGCGACAGGAAGATCCGCATCAGGCTCGGCTTGACCTGCCGGATGGTGTCGCGCACCTTCGTGGCGACCACCTTCGATCGGCCTTCCTCGACCCCGATGTCCACTTCGCCATCGAAGTACTGCTGCGCCTTCACGCGCTCAGGCGCGATCTCGCTCTCGATGAAATCGACAGCGTCCTGCACCGCTCCGGCCACCAGGGCCTCTAGCTCGTCTCGGGTCTTCGGCTTCAGTTGAGCCACGTCACGCCCTCACATGGTCTGAGGGCATGATACAACTTGCGCGTTCATTTCACAACCGAAGCGGGAATGTGGCTACTTCTTGTAGCCGCCCTTGCCCATGCAGCGGCCAGCGGCCTTGCACTTCGACGGGGACAAGCAGCCCTTGCAGGGCTTGAGCACGGGCTTCTTCATTTCTTCGCGCGCTCCACCTTGTCCCAGGCCGAGAGGGCGACGCCGACCAGCGTCAGCAGAGCGCCGGAGACGGTTTCGACCTGGCCGGAGGTGATCACACCGTACGACGCAAGAGCGCCGCCAGCGGTCGTGGCAAGGTGGCGAGAGATCGCCAGGATCAGGGGTTTCATGAAGGCAGCGTTCAGCATCGTGTCAGTCCTTCTTGCTGTGCCACGAGGGCACGTTGAAGCCAGGGCAAGCCTTCTGGGCCCACTGATTGTGACCGCTCACCGCGAGCTTGCCGTACTTGCGTTGCAGGTCCGCGATGACGGCGCGAAGCGCCCGATCCTGCGACGCGGTGAAGTTTTCCTCGAAGGTGTCGGTCGCCGCCGATCCGAAGCCGCCGACCAGGCACACGCCGACGGTGCCCGTGTTGCGGCCCTGCGTGTGCGCGCCGACCCGCTCCAGGGGGCGGCCAGCGGTCACGGTGCCATCGCGGTCGATCACGTAGTGGTATCCGATGTCGGACCAGCCGTTGTCGCGCATGTGCCAGAGCTTGATCTCGCGCACCTTCGCCGACGCCGTCTTGCCGTCCATCCAGTTCGGCCTCGTCGCCGAGCAGTGGACGATGACCTCCTTGATGGGCCTCATGCGAGCAGCTCCCTTATCGAGGCCTCCATGCGTTCGCGCGTGAACAGTTCGGGCCTGACGCGGCGGCGCATGTCCTCGGGGCGGAAGAATAGCACAATCTCCAGTTGCAGCGCCACTAGGGCGTAGATGTCGGTGTTGGGGCCGATGGAGCGGAAGCAGAAGCCGTAGGTTTGCAGCTTGTCCTTGCCGTAGGCCGTAGGCTCTGTTGCCGACTTGACCTGGACCGTGAGCATCCGCCCGCTGGGCGTCCTGACCCACAGGTCGTGCTCCTCTCGATCCACATGCGCCACCTGCACGCCGTGGCGCTCGAGCTGGTACATCGTCAGCAGCTCACCGACCAAACCCGTGTCACGGGTGGCGCTTCTGCGGTCTACCGCATGCAGGTCATTTCCTCAGGGCGGCCTCGATGCTGTCGAGCTTGGCGAAGATCGCGTCGATGGTGCGCCGCATCTCCTTGAACTCGCGGTCGTGCGCCTCCTTGGATGCCTCGATCTGGGCCTGCATCACGGCGATCAGCGTGGCGTGCGACTGCTGCTTGGTGTGCAGCAGCCAAACGAACGCGCCGACGGGCAGAACCACGTACTTCAGCGCCATGTCGATCCACGTGTCCATCAATACTGCTCCTGCTCGGGACGCAGGCCAAGGAGGCCGAAGAGGGGGGCGCTGCCCGCAAGGGCGGCGCTCAAATTTTCAGACCGCGCCCGGCGCGGGTCGAAGGCAGCGAAGCGCGAGCGCAGCACCGCGTCGGAAGCACCGCCGCGATCCGTCAGCATGATGTTGCTGACGCTGCCGGGGTCTTCGACATCGTTGATGTAGGGCAGGCTGGTGAAGCCCTCATCGGCCAGGCGGCGGCGCATCATGGGCGGAACGTCGCGGCGATCGATGCCATGCTCGTCGGCCATTGCCGAGATGAACATCTCGAGGTCAAGCTCGGTCCAGGGCTTCCCCGTTGACGGATTATTGAACGGGCGCGACAGATCTGCCTTCAGTGGGATCGTGAAGCCTGTCGGCTCCTCCCACCCCATAAAGCGGTCCTCGGCTGCGCGCTGCGTGCCAACGTGCGGGCCGAGCCTGCTGGTCGAGCCCGTCGATTTATCCAGGTCAAAGGCGGTGAAGTCTTCGGGGGAACGCGACCAGTGGTACACGTCCGACCAGCCATCGCCGAAGTCAGCCGCACGGCCCGGCATCGTCAGCGCACCGCCGTCGCCGACAGCGAAGTCCACGATGCTGCGTTTCACGGCGGGGCCGGAGGTCGCCACGAATTGCGCGGCATCGCTCAGGAGGCCGTCAGCGGCCCGCGCAGCGCCCTTGGCCGCAGGGCCGAGGCCCAGCAGCGACGGGATCACCATCGCGCCCGTCAGGGCCGCCTCCGCAGCCGCTGTGCCGTAGTTTCCGGCGCGGGTCTGATCGGCGACGCTCTGCCCCATCAGGCGGATGTCCTCGATGCCCTGCGGCACGCCCGCGACGGGCGTGAACGACAGCGCGGTCAGGTACTCCGGCGTGCCGCGCACAAGGCCTGCGTCCATCGCCTTGTCGGCCAGATACGCGGTGACGCGGTTCTCGCTGCTCAGCGCCTCGGCCATCGACAGCAGCTCGTCCAGATCGAAGCGCGACTGGCGGTCCCAATATGCGCGACCTTGCGCGTCCGTCTTCATGACGGGCAGTGTGTCAATTGCCGCGCGCAGGATGCGCGGATCGTCCAGGAGGGCGAGATACCTCTCGTCCATCAGCGGGCCTCAAGGCTCTTCAGGTACTGGATCATCTCGTCTTCGGGCGACATGGTCGCCGCCTGCGCTTGATCGGGCTGCATGGACAGGAGGCCGCCGCCAAGGCCTGCGCCCGTCACTGCCAGCGGAGAGCGGCCCTGCGCGAAGTCCATGAACTGCGAGCGACGATCTGTGATGCGCTGCCCTGCCCGCTTGTCAATGGTGCGACGCATCAGCTCCATGAAGGTGCCTTGGCTCTCATCGGCGAGGCCCGTCAGGTCGCCCGCGCCCATCCAGAGGTTTGCTTGGAACTGGGCGGGCGTCATCTCGTAGCGCGCAGCCAAGCGCTGCGCCATCTCTTCCAGCGCCGCGTACTCGTTGTCGTTGGGCACATCAAGCCACGCCTGCGGGACATCACGGAACAGCGCGGTGTCTTGGATCACGCCATCCTGCGCCGCCTTGTACAGGTTCACCTCAGTCACGAGCTGGCCCGTCCCCGTCTTGCGGGTCTTGATGTACGGCTCGATCACATCGCCGTATGCGGCGCGGAGCTTTTCGAGGTTTGCGCCGGAGAGCTGCGCCTGCTGCGTCAGGAAGTCGGTGCCGCCGTCAGACATCGCCAAGAGGCGCATGAAGTGCTTGTCGGCAGCAATGTTCTGCTCAGAGCCAAGCAGGTCGTTGCGGAAGCCCTTCACCTTCGGGTTGGCCTTGAGCCACGCACTCAGCTCGCCCTTCGTCAGCCCAGCGGGCGGCGTTTCGGACCAGTTGCCGTCCATGATGTTGAGCACGTTCTTGGCGTGGTTGCCCTGCATCACGTGGCCGTAGTTGTAGTCGTCGGGCATGTTCGGAACGGAAACGCCAAGCTCCCGCGCTGCCGCTCCCGGCGTGATGCCGCCCTGGGATACTCGCTCAGCCACCGCGCGCCGCATCTCCGGCGGCAGGGTGTAGTAGAAGCTCGCATTGCGGAGGTTGGAGGGCACATCAGAGCCCGTCGAAGTCGCGCCGACCATGTTGACGTAGTCGCGCCACATTGCGTCGCCGCGAGCCTCGTCACCATTGGCGGCGGCGATCATCCAGTCGCGCAGCTCTTCCGAATTGTACCAGTCCGACCCGCTCAGGGTCTTGCCCTTCTCGATGTAGCTGTCGAAGACGCTCTGGATCGGCGCGTTCGGGTCATCCGCCGCCGCGATCAGACGCGACATGCGGTCGGTGTTCACCTTCGGTGTATAGCGTGGGTATTCGGTCGTGCGGTTGGGAGCTGCGCCACGGTATTCAGGCCGCGATCCGGCGGGCAGGTCGATGGTGTCCATCGCGGGGCCGCCGTTGTTGCCCATGATCCGCCGCAGAATGTCTTCCGCCACATCGACGCCGAGCTTGACGCCGCCCTTGATCATCTCGCCCTTGCCCATTAGCGTCTTCCATATCCAGAGGTGGTGGGGTAGCCCGTTGAGTAGGTCAGGGGCGCGATGGTCGCGGGAGCCCCAAGCACTGGCGGGGTCGTCATCGCAAACGGGGGCGGCGGGGATGAAGTGAAGCCGCTGCGGTCAAACCACAACGCCGCCTCCATGTCGCGGGCAAGGCGCTGCCTCTCCATCAGCTCCTGCATCGTCGGCATGCGCGGCGGCTGCATGATGCGAGGGCCGACAGGCGCGCCGCGCTGAATGGCGGCCAGGATGTCGTCAGTGGTCAGATTGCCGATCATCGGCGACGCGCTGACCTGGCCCGGTGCGGGCGGCTGGGGAGCCATCGCGGGTGCCGTCGTAAGGTCCGTGGGGCGAGGCATAGGCCGCGCGTCGCTCATGCGATCGCGGTAGCCCATCGGGCGCACGCCCAGCTCATTCAGGAGGCCGGAGAACGGGCCGCCCTCAAAGCGCTGGCCGGAGCGGCCCGCGCCGCCACCGTCGAACATGTCGAGCAGGCCCGTGTAGCCGAAGATGCCGCCGCCAGGTGCGCGCGGGGCGGCAGGGCCGCCAGGCGAGCCGGATCTGCTGGGGCCGAGGGACGGCGTCACGCCGCGAAGGTGTGACGGGATCGGGGTGCCGTCGCGGGCATTCGCCGCCCGCGCATATCCAGCCGCCGCCGCCCGGTTTCGCTCTTTCATGGACATGTCGGTTTCCTGTCGCTTGCTGCTGGCAGTTTACACCACCTTCGGTTGCATGGAAACCTCGCGGCGTCAGGCGACGCCCTTCAGGCCGCGCCGCAGGGGCTTGTTCCACGAGCCGCTGGCCGAGACGCCGTAGATGGCCGTGGCGGCGTCAGCCGCCATCGTCAGGCACACCGCGTCAGCCAAGTCAGGCGACCGAAGCCCGCGCCGCCGCATGTCGTCCTTGCTCTCGACCTGCAACTTGCCGGAGGAGGAGAACTTGAAGCGCGGGCCAGCCAGTTCAGCCATCAGGTCTTCATCGCGGGGCAGCTTGCAGCCGCGCTGCTCCAGCCACGCCTTCGTGGCAAACCACAGCTCCGCGCGCAGGTTCTGGTACGTGCCCTTCATGCTCGGGCTCTCGGACACGTTCACACCCCGCGCGGGGAGCTTCAGCTCCCGCAGTCGGTCCACGACGCCGGAGCCGAGGCCGATGCTGTCCACCAGGATCTCGACGGGCCGCAGGTGCTGCGGCTGCGCCTGGTACTCGGCCACGACCGCGCCCGTGAGTTGCATGAGATCCAGGCCCGCCCACCGCTTGATCTCAGTGATCACCTGGCCGCGCCGCTTGGCGAGTGCCGATCGGTCGGTGCCGAAGCGCGCCACGTCCAAGGCCCAGATCGCCGGAGCGCGCTCATCCTCCGCCAGGTCGCGCGCCATCGACGCCTCGATCAGGTGCATGGGGATCACGGTGTCGTCATCCGAGAGCGGGAACTCGCCGAGGACGCGGACGCGGTAGGCGTTGCTGTCCTCGCCGTAGCGCTGCCTCATCTCGTCAACGTACGCTGCACTGACGCGCGGACTGTCCACGCAGCTCACGCGCCGCGTCCACCACTGGCCCTTGAGGCGGTTGTGCGTGTCGAAGAAGAAGCCGCTGGATCGCGTCGGGTTGCCGAGCAGGATGGTGCAGGCCTCCTCGCCCGACATCGAGCCTGCCGCCGCCTCGAAGACGGCCTCCGGCACGCCCGACGCCTCGTCCGCGATCAGCAGCACGTTGTCGGCGTGGATACCTTGCAGGGCTTCGGGGCTCTCCGCGCGGCTGGTCCTCGCGGAGATGAAGCCCGTCTCCGGGGCCGCCGCGATCTCGACGCGGTCGCTCTTCACGTTCAGGAGCTGCTGCACCTGCACGGGCAGGACGTTGACCCAGCGCTTGATCTCCGCGAAGAGCGCGTCGAAGAGCTGCGCCGATGTCGGGGCCGTGATAACGATCTTCACAGGGTAGCGCGTGAGCAGATACCAGATGCACAGGATCGCCACCGTGGTGGACTTGCCGACGCCGTGGCCGGAGCGCACGGAGATGCGCCGCTCGCCAGCGGCGACGGCCATCATCAGATCGGCCTGCCACGGGTCAGGCTCCACTGCCAGCACCTCCCGCGCGAACAGCACGGGGTTGTCGCGGTAGCGCTTCAGCCACTGGATGAAGGCGTTCTGCTCGGCTTGGCTTGTCACGACAGCCTCGCCACTTTCTGGCGCTCGAAGCCGTCCACCTCGATCTCGTCAGCCGTCTGCCGCAGCAGATCGACCGCCTCCTCCTCGTCCAGCGTCGAGAGCGAGGTGACCTCGCCCGAAGGCTCCACGCGGATCAGGATGAAGTCGTCGTCGGGGCCAATGGTGGCGATGTCGCTGGCCAGGTCAGTCCTCGGAGACATCGCGTGCCTCCCCCTCGATGGTCTGGCCGACGGGCTTGGCCAGATCGGCCTGCACCTTCCGCAGTGCGTCCAGGTGGAGGCCACCGAGCGAGATGTTCACCTGCGTCTGCTTGGTGCCGAAGCGGTCGGGGTCATCGACGCCCGCCAGCCACTTGCGGCTGTCGATGCGCAGGCGGGCCTTGTTGATCTGGTTGGGGTCGGGGTCCACGTTGTCGGCGATCTCGATGGCTTCCTCGGCCCACTTGTCGGCGCGCGACTTGCGCGCCTGCACCAGGCGCTCCTTGACGCCGGGCACCTTGTTGACCTTCCAGCTCAGGAACGAGCGCGACACGCCCATCTCCTCGGCGATGAGCTTGAGGCTCTCGCCCTCGGCCACGCGCTCGATGATGCGGTCGATGCCGCCCATCTTCTCGATCTTGGCCCACATCTGGGTTTCGATGGGATTGCTCGCCATGAGCGTCATCCTCCGCTGCTACCTATGCGTGCAGTTTGGCTGCGTCTCGTGAGACGCGCAAGGGTGGGAAAAGGAGGCCCCCGACGCCCTCACGCCGGGGGCCAGTTGCGCTCGAGCATGTGGGAGGAGGTGCCATGCGAGCGTCGTGCTGGGAATTTTAGCCTATCCGGCGCG